ATTTTGCCAGTTGCCCCCTGCGGCGACGATATTCGTTAGTATTTAGAGATAATCCTTCCTTTGATGATGATCTGGAACAACTTTTCCTAAATCAATAATCAGTAACCCATCCTCAAAAGTAACTGATCTAACTTCCGTTTCATCGCTGAGGGTCCAAGATCTTGTGAATGATCTTTGAGCCATTCCTCTATGAACATAAGTTCGTTCGGTCTCAGCATCTCCTTTTTTTCCATCGACAAAAAGTTTGCCGTCTTGAGTGTAGACATGAATCTCTTCCTTTTTGAATCCTGCTAGTGCTAGTTCTAAGCGGTATTCTACGTTGCTTAGTTGAACTAGATTGTATGGTGGATAGTTAGTTTGCGTCTCGTGCAGCGTCCCAAGACGGTCAAAGTAATTATCCATACCGATACTGTACCTATTTATACGGTCCATCAGCTCAGGCAGATCCTTCGTATGAAACTTCATAAGGTTTCCCATGGTTATTAGCTCCTTTAAAAGCGAGTTTGTGTTGTGTGATCCCCGAAGGCAATCACACATATTTATAGCACGCTTTCAAAAAAACCTTATTCGGTTTCTTCTACCTTTTTCTTTTTAGAACCAATATTATACTTAGTCTCAAGAATCCAGTCTTGCTTATCCTTATATGCCAGAACCTTGATTTGGTTCAAAGGAGCAATCTCTTGAATCTTTTCTGCGTCAACAATTTCCACCAGACCCCAGTCTGCAAGAAGTTGTGCAATACGGTTACGACGCTGGACATCATTCAGCGTCAAGTTAGCATGTTTCCCATCAAGGGCAAACAGTTCCTTAAAATGCACCAGATAGTATCTACCCTGCTTATGCAAGATATGACAAGACTGGTAGATCTTTTTCTCTTTCCTGGAAGCAACTCCAATACGAGTCAGAGTTTCACGCACTTTCAAAAAGTCATCAGGTTCACGGAGAACCACTTCAACCATTTGTTCAGGCGACCACTTCACTTCAGGTTCTTGAACGACACTCATCTTTTTCCTCCAATATCAAGTTTCGATTTAATAAATGTAAGTTGTTCTTGGGTCAAGATCCGTAGTGCTTGTTTTGCCTTCTCATTACTATATCCATAATAACGTTTGACATAATCAAGGTCTTTGATCTTATCTTGTCGGAGCCAGGGAGAAAACCTCTTCTTTTTCCTCAGACTATTTAGATAAAAATCATATTGTAGTTTCTTGGGGAGGAAGTTGTACTTGTTCATCTCATTAGAGAACATAATACAGTCCAAGTGACCAGAAAGACAACGGTTAATAATATATGGAGGATATTCCTTTTCTACAGAAGGATCTTCATCAATGAGATGCTTCTTGGTTTGGTTGATTGAGTTGAGCCAGTCCTTGAGTTCCATAATTAAAAAGTACGAGTTCTTTACGTTCACGTTGCTCACGCATATACTCACCTACTGAGCGCATCGTGTAGGTAAGGTCGAATTCACCTGCCTGCCAGGACTTGAATCGGTCTTTAACCAACTGGTTGGCATTGTAACTGATAAGGCAATCCATAGAGCAAATATCACAATCTGTGGCAAAAGCATCATGATCGAATCTTTTGTGCATATCTCCCTTTTTACCGTAGAGATTATCTTTGATGTCATAGGGAGGATCTAGATAGATGAATGCTCGACGTTCAGAACTCTCATCAAAAAGTTCTTCATAAGTAAGATTAGTAATATGCCACTTAGAGATAATAGTGGAATAAAACGGTAGTTTCTCAATACCACGGAAACTGAAGTTATTATCGGATGCCTGTTTTGAGAAAGAAGAACTCTCAGTCAGACCACTGAAAGAACACTTATTTACAATATAAAAACTAACCGCTCTCCACAGAGGGTCGGTATTATCAGTATCAAGATAATGTTTAGACTCTTGGAACAAAACTCTTGCAGATGCAGGATCAGGGCATCGAGTCTTGAGTTCCAGAAGTTTATTCTTCATAGTCACACCATCCTTCTGAAGAACCTTCCAGAAGTTCACCAGAGGTTCATATAGGTCATTGACCCATACTTTAAGATGTGGATATTTTTTTGTGATATGAAGTGCTACGCTACCACCACCAAGGAATGGTTCACGATACTCATCATACTCACGGAGGTCAGGAAGGAACTGGTCAAGTTTCGTGCAAGCACGGGACTTGCCGCCTGGGTAGCGTAATGGTGTTTTCAGGGATTTCATAATCAGGTTTGTTATACTTCAAAAACTCCCAGAAGGTGAGTTTCATTTCCTTATGAGTCATACCACAATGCTTTGCGGCAGCGGGTAAAGTCATCTTAGCACGGAACAATGCTTCGTTTGCCTCTTGAACATTCTGAGGCGTGGTCTTCACTCTTGGTTCTACCAACTTATTCTTGTCGATTTTGAGAAGACTCATAGCATATCTCCATAGGGAGTATCATCTTTATGGAGAAGAACTCCATCAACCTTATCCATCAGGTCAAGCATACTTCCATGCATCAGACGGTATCCATATCCGACATAAAGTTGTCCGAAGAATACTGTTAGTGCCATAAATGCCCAGAAGTAATAATAGAACCTAGACTTAACTTGTGCTCTTAGTTTTGTTTTCATTTGAATTCACACTCCACCATTAGTTCGGTAAGACAAGCAAGCATATTTATCTCTTGGTCTGCTACGAACGCTCCTTGATACTGATACTTAGCGAGAACAAGGACAGCAGCAGGAACAGAAGCAGGAACCAAGGATTCGTAGCAAGCGTCATAAATACGACGCAAAAGTACAGTAGTATCATTGTCCAGATTACCAACGATCCACTTTCGCACCTCAGGGAAGTTTTTATCTTTGAGATTTTTGACCAGTTCATTTACAGCAACATCAGAGAACGAAGCAAGGATGCCAGAGTCAATCTTTCCACTGACAGCATATCGTTGACACTCATTGAGAACACGACGCCAATCAGGGAAGTGTTTGTTAATAAGTTCTACCAGGACCTTGTTATCATATTCAACACCTTCTGCATCCAAGATTTGTTGGATACGTTTGAAGAACTGGGCGGCAATGGACTGTCGGTCTTTTCCTTTGATTCCAAACTCGACAACGGAACATCGCGAGTGCAGGGGTTCAAGGATTTTATTTTTGTAGTTACATGTGAAAATGAACCTACAGTTACCAGCAAATTCCTCAATAAATGCCCGAAGACAGAGTTGTACATCGTTGGACGTATTGTCTGCCTCATCAATGATAATGACCTTGTGCTTAGCAGTTGCTGTAAGCGAAACGGTCGAAGCGAAGTTCTTCGCATTGTTTCGGACAGTATCAAGGAATCTACCTTCGTCGGATCCATTGATGACATAAACGTCTGCTCCTAGTTCATTACACAGTGCCTTTGCTACTGTGGTCTTACCAATACCTGGTGGACCAGCAAGAAGCATATTAGGGATTTCACCTTTATCTAGGAAGTCTTGAAAAGTCTTCTTAGTTTGTTCAGGGAGGATACACTCTTCAATAGTGCGTGGCCTGTATGATTCTACCCACAAAAAGTGTTTGTTGTCAATTTGATTCATAGTATTATAAATAAAAGTGGGACGATACTTCTCAACTATGCTCATATACAAGATAGTCAATCAAGTGAATGGTGATTTTTATATTGGGAAAACAACGAAACCGAAAGAAGTTAGATTACAAGAGCATTTTTATAACTCTTCATACAATTCACAAACACACCTCCATAGGGCAATGAGAAAATATGGTTGCTCTAATTTTAGCATAGAAGAGGTAGAATCCCAAGTGATGGAAGAAAAATTAGATGAGAGAGAAATATTTTGGATAGAAAATTTAAATCCAAAGTACAATATGACTTCTGGGGGAGATGGTGGAAAAACCCATCATTCACCAAATTTTATCAAAGCAATGAAGGAATACCATAGCAAAAAACCAAGAGAAGAATATGCTACTTGTGGTATGAAGGGGAAAAAACAATCTGAAAACTTTTATGCGGCAATTAAAAAATCAAATTCAAGTCCAGTAAGTATTGATGGTGTGAAATTTGAAAGTATTAAAGATGCTATGAAAACTCTCAAATGGACGGAAAAGAAAGTCAGATATAGAGTTGATAGCAAAAATTATCCTCATTGTTTTCGTTTAAATAAAATCACTCATACTCACTCACCAATTTCATGAATAACAGGTTGTTCGTGTACCAGTATACGATACAACTCGGAATTATTACCAGCAGAAACTGGAATAAATTCTGTATCTGGATTGAACTCGTCATCACGAATCGCTTGGTTGATGACGATAGAACCTTGTTCACCAGAGATGCTGCGATGATAAGTTCCAACAGGAACAACCAAAGCCCCACTCTTACGGTTCATATGAACAATATGATATGGAAACTTCCATTCAAAGTTCACAAGTTCAAATGTTCTTTCACCTGAGAGGACACGATTATGGTCCACTTGATGATGATGAATGTAGAACTGCTTTGCACCGATGACATCGTTTGGTGGTGAAATTGCTGGTCCTTCATGTACCACAAGATCAGATGCGTTTGAGTCATCTACCGAAATATCATAAAAAACAACATCAGGTGTCTCTCTGAACACCCGATGTTTACGAAACTGTACGCTCATGACAAAAGTTTACTAATACCAATGGTGGTCAAAAAACCGAGCATGATAACCATGTCCCACATTTTATATTTGATAAAATACGGAATGGTTACCGAGTCAGCAACTAGGTGTACCACCACACCTAGTTTAGCATCAACATGTAAAACGACAAAGTAGGAAATGACGATAAGTGCACTTCCAAGTATTCTTAGATACTCAAGGAGTTTAACCGAATGTAGAATCATTCAAGTGTTCTAGTTATGAATTCTGAGGATATGTCTTTAGCACCCATAGCTTCATACATGTAAGTAGCACCAGATCTAGGATTTGTGTGATCCCCACAGGTAAATACATCGCAGACAGCTAAGTGCTTTTCAGGCCATGTATGAATACTGATATGACTTTCAGCAAGAAGTGCTATAGCAGTTACTCCACAAGGACTGAACTTATGAGAAGAAACTTCTAGTAAGGTGCTTTCAGATAATTGAGCGGCATTTGCAAGGACGTTGCGAATGTGCGCCTCATCATCCAAAAGTCCAAAAGGACAACCCTTAAGGGTAAAGAGAATGTGTCTCATCCGAATGTGGAATCAGGTTCCAGAGCAATAAAGTATGTAAGGTTGTACTTTGCATTGGTAAACTTAGAAAGAAGTTTGGATGATACTACAACGTCATAGGCACCAGGAATAATCTTGATGTTCTCAATCTTGAAGTTGAAAGTAAACTCTTTATCAGTTTCTCCAACAACAAATTCTTCTGCGTGAGAAGTATCATTCTTCTTATCACGCACAACCAGTTTGACTACGCCTGCACCACCAACAACAGAAAGGTCAGGGAGTTGCAGAACAGCAGCGGCTTTCAGAACTTGTGAGAGAACACTGTGCTCAAGTTGAAAGCAAACATCTTGCGTAGGAAGATTGATCTCCTTCTCAGGAGGAGCAATGATAACAGCAGGATCAGAGTAGAAATACTTGCCACGACGGTTACCTTCACGGTAAGCAAGATAACTTTCTTCCTTGAAGTCTAGGCTAGGATCAGGATAGGTGCCAAGAATATTCAGCAGTTGATTGAGGTCATACAGAGCGACATCGCGAGGGAACTCTTCATCAATCTCTGCCTCAGCAAGGATGTTCTTCGCAACAGAAATAGTGCGAAGTTTAGTTCCCTGCTTCACAAGAATAGAGTTGTTGATACCAGCAAAGTTCTTGAGAATGGTCAGAGTGTTGTCAGACAGTTTCATTGTATTTGGATTCAATTTCATCACTGGGGGTAGGTTTCGCGCTTGGCGTTTTTATCGTTGAAGTGCATCAGAAGAACTGCATAGTGCAAGATCTTCATGATGTCACGTCGTGCAGTGCCTTTCTTATCGTAACGAGAGGCATACTTGAGAATGTTGCTACGGCAGAAGGACTCACCATCGCCACACGCTTCAATCAGATCAAGTGTCTGAATCTTATCATCACCAGCAGAGTAGTGAGCGTTGTATGTGCCAGAAATATAGTCTTGTAGTTCTTTGAGGATAGTATCCTCACTGTACTTGTATCGACTGGGGTCTGTGTTCATAGGAATGTTAATATTCAAAGAGTGTTCGTCTTCAGGACCAAACATATCATCGTGTAGTAGAGACCATGAGTTCACCATATTATATCAAGAGAAAGTCTGTACGTCAACAGAGTCATCGGAAGGCATCTGGAAGTCAGCATCAACTTTATCATACAGTTCCAAGAATGCCTGCTTAGTTTCATCATCGAAACGGTTCACACAAACTTGGATTGCCTTTGCCTTGTCTCCAAAGATGTTAAATGCCTTGACGATGTGAACCAGGCGGCGGGTAGAAATGATCTCCTCAATACCACCATCATAGAAGGTCTTACGGATGATGTCTGCCCAGTCAGCAAGACGCTTGCAGAAGTTTTCGTCATCGCAGAGTTTGTTGAGAATGCGAGTCTCAACAGCAGCAGTCGGATACTCCTGCTCAAAGGTCACAGGGAAACGCTCCAGAACATTGGTGCCGATGAAGCGACCATCATCAGAACCCTTACCCTTAGTGTTTGCAGTGGCAAAGACTTGGAAACCTTCGGAAGGAATAACAAAGCGACCAATCTTTTTCAGAAAGACTCCTTTTCCTTCAAGGATGGATTGAAGGCAAAGAATCTTGTTGGAAGCCAGGTCAATCTCGTCAAGCAGTAGAACCGCACCGCGCTCCAAGGCTTCGACGACTGGACCATTGTGCCAAACGGTCTCACCGTTAACCAGACGGAATCCACCAATGAGGTCATCTTCATCCGTCTCAATAGTGATGTTAACACGGATCAGTTCCCGTCCGAGTTGGGCACACGCTTGCTCAACAGAGAACGTTTTACCATTGCCCGAGAGACCCGTGATAAACGTAGGGTAGAATACACGGGACTGAACAATCTTTTTAATATCTTTGAAATTGCCAAACTGGACGAAGGAATCATCTTTATGAGGAATAAGGTTTTGTTCAACAGCAGGCATTGCGGGAGGTGCCTGATAAGTTTGCTCAAGTTTTTCTTGGATGGTCAGGTTCCACTTACCACGACCAGTTTTGTATTCAGACAGTTTGTTAGAGACAGTCTGATAGTTGCAGTCGTTCATTGCACACCAGGCACGGATGTCTGCAGCAGTAACAGATTCTCCGTAAGTTGCTTGAAGTGATTCGACGATGCTGCTCTTGGACAGTCCCATTGGGTTGTTTGTTTTAACTGAAGTTATTATATATGAAAAAAGGGGGTCAGAAACCCCCTTGTGTACCAGTTGTAGAAGTGTCCTCAGTCTTTCTTAGCACGAAGAGATCTCTTCTCATATTTGACTTCTTCAACCTTTACTTCAGGTTTTGGTACAGGGGTTGGTTTAGGTGCAGGTGCTTTTTCAACCTTAGGAGCAGGTGCTTCTCCTCCTCTTAGCAAATCTCCGAATCTTGACATAGCTCTTAAAGTTTTTAAATATTTATCAAGCAACAAGTTCTACAAACTCACTGAGGACTTTCTTGTTCATCTTCTTACTACGGAGACTTTTTACAAAAGCACTTTTGATTTGAGTCTTGGTTGCGGTGTCGGAAACGTCAAAGTCAGAGTTTTGTGCAAGGGCATTTGCAGACAAACCAAAGTATGCTGCATATCCAGAGTTTGAGATAGTAAATGCCTTTTTCTTTTTCCAGTCTTGCATGGTGCTTTCAAACTCTTTTCCAAAGTATCCACAATAACGACGAATAAAAGCACCAGCATCACGGGACTCAAGGACACGGAAACCAATGAAGTTTACATCAGTAAAACGATCCTTAAGGTTACGGAGAAGAATATCAGTAAACTCATACCACTCACTATCAAGACTGTAAGTAGTTCCCAGTTTGCGGTCACGAAGGAAACAAGAGGGTGAGACAGAACGGACGCCAATAAAAGGTTCATCTTCCCAACGACGCTGAAGTTCAGCGTGATACTTCACCCAGTTTGCTTCACCATCAGTCATCACAACACACTGAACTTTTTGAACACCATTCTCTTTCTTGAACTCAGGAAGAATTGTATGGAGAGAGATCAATGCCTCATTCAAAGGAGTTCCAGACAGAGACAGTCCGATAGGTGGCATGAAGTTAGTCCAGTATGAACGACGGAAACTCATAGCAAGACGGAAAATGTTCTTCATCTGTTGCTCAAGAACTTTACCATTAGTTTTATGAGTAAAAAGGTTCAGGAGAGAGAAGTATTCTGGAATAGCAAATACACCGTCACGCTTCTGATAGCAAGGTTCACGGAGGGTAGGATTACCATGCTCATCAGAGGAAGCAATAGGGTAATCGTTAGTGAAGGCGTAAACTTCAAAGGGAATGGATACTTTCTTACAGAACCAAATGAGGTTGTAAAGTTGCTTGATAGTGTCAAGCATCACATCACACATAGAACCAGACCAGTCAAGAACAAAAACCAGACCGTGATTCTTACCATCAGGAAGAGTGGTTACTTTTTTGAACAGATCTTCATTGTATTTGTAAGTATGAAGTTTGGTGCAGTCCAGAACACCAGTGCGAGCAGTGGTAGCACGAGCATAAGAATCTGCAGACTTACGGCATTCGAATTCTTTGACAAGGTAGTTCACCTCCTTACGAGCATCTTTCTTGAACTTCACAAACTCAATGTCGATAGGCTCAAATGCTTCTGCAGGAACATCATCCCACTCACAGAAACTATCGTGAATTGTCTTGTTGTTGATAATGATTTTACTGGCGTCAACTTTGGGAACTTCAATGTATACGTTTTCATATCCATCCATATTGGCAAGGTCCTTGATGGCATCTGCCAGAGAGTCAACAGTTTTTGTCTCTGGTTCACCATCAAGATCACTAAAGTCATCGTCAAATGTGTTATCAGTTTCAGCGGTTCCACCATAGGACTCATCAGGCTGCATATCTTCTGGTTCACCTTCACCATCGTCACCACCAGGGTTTGGAACATTTGCCTGAGTGCCTTCAGAAGACTCTTGAGTGCCTTCAGGAACCTCATTCTTCTTGTTCTGCATCTCTTGCTTACAGAAGGTATAGAGTGCCTCAGCAGCGTCAAGAACCTCATCAAAGGTTTCACAGGCAGCAACCATTTCAACGATATGCTGCTCACCAGCAGAGAAAGGAATGCTCACAAAGTTACCAATCTTGAAGTGAAGATTGATACGATCAGCAAGAGACATTGTAGGAATATTCTCATTCTCAAGACAGAAGAAGTCTTCATCAGACAACTCTTGGTATCCACGATAAAAGGTCTTAGAGATACCAGCGTAACGACGCTTCATCAGTTTTTCAATACGGACATCCTCAACGATGTTCACCATCTGTGGTGAGATCTTTCGGGTAAGAATCCAGTCAGAGTCAGGAGTATAAAGGGCATGACCCACCTCATGACCCACGAGCATATCATAGACTTCACCACTTGCTTTTTCCCAGACAGGAAGAGTCAAAACACGAGTATGGACATTAAACTGTGCAGTCTCAACATGCTTGTGCTCAACCACCAGGTCCTCAGTGGCAAGGAGTTTGGCAAGGTGTGACTTGATTTCGTGGTTGACTGCCATTGCTTTGATGCGTATGGACTTATTATACAAAAAAACCCCGCCGCAAGGCGAGGTCTAGGACACCTGTTCAACTGGCACTCACTATTCGGGAGAACCCTTTCATCTTGTCAAACTTAACAGTTCTTTCGAACTTGTCTTGCATATCAGTCTTGTGAGAGATAACAAAGATATTAGCATCCTTAATAACATACCGAATGATCTTTAGGAACTCGTCGGTTCCAAAACCATCAAGAGATGAGTCAAAGACTTCATCCATAATCAACAGGTTAGTGTTTGCGGAGTTTTTGACACGCGCTACTTCACGCCAGGTAAAGAGTAGAGCAAGGTCGATTCTCATCTTTTCACCTTCACTGAAAGAACTATATGAAAAGTCTTCGTGGATAGGTGACTTCACTGATTCGTTGAACTCTTCATTCAGTTGGAAGTTTATGAAAAACTCCATCATCTGAAGATAACGGTTGACCTGTTGATTGATGAATGGAAGATACTTCTTAATGATTTTTGTTTTTACGCCATCATCCTTTAGAAGGGAATAGGCAAAATCGTTATAAACGATTTCTTGTTTTTTGTCTGCTAGTTCTTCTATTGTTCGTTGGAGACTATCCTTAAACTCCTCTAGTTTCTCATGTTCAGAATTTCTGTTCTGTAGGTTACTGGTAATAGTTTGAATTTCATGTTCACATTCGCGGATCTGTCGCTGATTGATAGAAATTCTAGTATTGTTTTGAGAAATGTCATGCGTTAGTTTAGTGATCTCCTGAGATAGGACTGTAAACTGACGCTCTCTTTCTTGTTCGAACTTGATAGCGTTTGCGAGTTCATCGTAACCTTCTTTAAGTTCCTTCGCCTTATTTTGAGCGTCAGTAATTCTATTTAACCGAAACTCTTCTTCAATCTCCTGAGTGCAAGTAGGGCATACCGTATTTTCAGTGAAGAACTTATGCTCCTTGGTAATAGTTGCGACTTTATTTGATATTTTACCCTTTAGATTGTTTAGTTTTGATAACTTTTTAGTTGCTCCAGTGACTGCTTCCTGTTCTTCAGTTTTACCCTTTACAACCTCTTCAGTCTTTTCATTCTCTTCAATATAAACATCAACTTCTTCCAGGAGTTTATCAACTTTCTTCCTGTTTGCTTCAATGTTAGCCTTACCACGGTTCTCAAGTTCTTCAATGAAGTTCTTCTGCATCTTCATCTTATCTTTGAGAGTTTCTCTCTTTAGATCAAGAGACTTGACCTGGTTCTTCTTTTCTTTCAGGGTCTCCTTAATGATATTATTCATCGCAGAGAAGATACGAATATCAAGCAGGTCTTCAATAACCTCACGACGGTTGGAAGAAGTCAACTGCATGAAAGGAACAAAAGTGCTGCTACCCAGGATGACAATCTGAGTAAAAGACTTGTAGTTCAGTTTGAGAATATTTTCTTCTAGGATACGCTGCATCGAACGGTCATCCGCTTCACGATGCAGTTGGTTACCATTCACAACAATGTCAAATACATTGGGTTTGATACCACGTCTTACAATATATTGACGAGTATTAATTTCAAACTCAATTTCAACAAGACACTCACGCTCATTAGTGGTATTCACTAACTGAGGTTTGTTGATCTTTCTGTATGGTTTATTGAATAAAACAAAGGTAAGTGCGTCTAGAATAGTAGACTTACCAGCACCGTTTGTCCCAATAATAAGGTTAGTTGGAGACTGTTCAAAGTCTACCTCAGTAAACTGATTGCCCGTTGACAAAAAGTTTTTCCACTTAATCTTCTGAAAGGTTATCATTCTTAGGAGGTATAACGAAGTCGTTAGGGGTAATCACTGCATACTTATAATTGTACATCCTGCACGTCTTTATTGCAAGCTCATCATCTACTTCTACAACCGTCATCTCAGTCTCTTCTTCATCCTCAAGCATCATTGCATATCTCTCAGCATCATCTTCTTCCTCAAACAAAAAGAGAACCTTGTTACCACTCTTATCATGAACGGCATAGGCACCCTCATCTTTTTTGTCTTTGAGAGTAAGAAGAAACATTATTCGACCTCACACGCCTGCGAATATACCTTCTGAAGAATACTTTTGACTATTGCTTTATCGCAATCAATTTCTGCTTCATCAATATATCTATTCAAAATAGAAATAGTGTTTTCCGAATCCTCAACTTCAAAGTCTTCACTTTCTTGTATTTCAAAGTTCTCAACTATCTTGAGTTCATGAATACCAGCACTATAAAGTTTATCAATAAACTTCTCAAAGTTTTTAGGACTGCTCTTCTTCTTGACGATAACCTTTACAATTTTGTTTTCATAAGAAGATGTATCAAACATCTGATGAGGAGTATCCTCATAGTAGATATTGTAGAACAACTTGTAAGGGTTATTTACGGGAGTATGTTCCAGAGTTTCAGTATCGAAGATGTGAAAGCCACGAGTGTCGTTCACATCATTCCAGAACATTTCATATGGGTTTCCTAAGTAGAAGACTTTCCCGTTGTCTGATCGTGTATGGTAATGACCCGAAAATGTCCGCTCGAACTTCTCAAATAGTTTGCCATCCATACCGTCTTCCATGACGTGTCCGCGATGCGCTCTAAATCCGTTGAGTTCAAGGTGCCCCATCGCGCACGTGCTACTTGATACTTTAATTGCGTTGACAGTATCCTCAAAATTTTCCGCATTGATCCAAGGAATAAACAATACATTGAGATTATCTATCTTGACTTCTGTCGGGTTTGAATAGATCTTGACATTACTATACTGTTTCAACAACAAATCTACAGAACTAATGTCGTTGGTATTCTTATAGTAAGCAGTGTGGTTTCCTACGATAGTATGAACAGTTACCCCTAACTTTTCAAGACGATCGTAGTATTTTTCTTTTGCCCATTCAAGTGCCCACAGATCGATAGAACGTCTGTTATCAAAAGTATCTCCCATATCAATAACGATCTTGATATCATTTTCCTCAAGATATGGGAAGAAGATATCATTATAGAACTTCTCAAAATGATCATGAAGAAACTTGGAACTTTTACGAGCACCGAAGTGTTGGTCTGTAATGATAGCAACCTTCATCGATTAGTCTTCTGAGCGATATTATCTTTGATAGTATTATAGTCGGAACTACTGTTGGAAAGCAAGCTGTCGTCAACCATCATGACTTCATCATAACCAGTTCGTTCAATGATCTTGCTCTTGATCTCCAGTTGCTTCTTCTCCTTCTGGATGCGTCTCAGAAAGGCGTAGTGAATAATCTGAGTGAAGTATGCAAATGGGTTCTTAGACTTCTCTGGGTCAAAGTTATGAATGTATTGAACACAGTTCTCAATACCATCAGAGATCATATCGTCTCTGAACATGTAGTTAACAAAGTTTGGTTTATAAGAAAGGTGTGTTGCAATCTTCAAGAAGCATTCACCAAGATAGTTTGTAATAGGTGGTTTTCCTACCCAACGCTTAGAACGATCTTCCTTAGTGGGTTCTCTACCGTTGATCTCTCTGAAACTATCAGCAACTTTTGCTCTGTATACGATGAGTGCTTCTAAAAGTTCTTTATTGTTTACATAATGTTCTGATTTCTTCTTGGACATAACATTGTTCTGTAGTTATTCTGTTATGAACATTATAGCATACTATTAGGGCTTGACAACTTAGTGATTCTTCTATAG